AACCTGCGCACTGGTACTTCTCCCAATGGTCTGCTTCTTGGACCGGACGTTTGGGATGAGTTCATTGACCACCCGGAAATTGTTGACCGTGTGAAATACACACAAGAAGGCTTCCTCACCGAAGCAATTGTGGCGAAGGCAATCGGTCTGAGCAATATTCTGGTGGCTGAGGCAGTCCAGGCGACTGATGACAGTGATGAACTCACTGCCGAGGTCTACCCGACCACGGAATACCTCGCTGGCAAGGATGCGCTGATGTACTTTGCGCAGCCACGTCCAAACCGTGAGGCTCCTTCTGCCGGGTACACCTTCTCGTGGAATGGCTACCTTGGTGCATCGGCGTGGGGTGGTCGTATCAAGAAGTTCCGCATGGAGCCGATTGCATGTGACCGTATCGAGATTGAGGCTGCTTACGACATGAAGGTTGTGGCGCCTGAACTGGGTACGTTCTTCTCGGCAGCAGTTTCTTAATTCTCCTAATTAGAGTTACCTGACCGGAGGTAAGCGATGGCTGGAACCGTAAAGATGTACAGAGTTCTCAAGGACGGTATGAAAGTTGGGGCCTCTGTACGTCGATACGGTGACTTCATCCCAGAGGCAGCGGATTGGCCGAATACTGACGCCTACTTGCGGGCAAAGTACATCGAGGTCACCTATGTCTCAGAGGAAGAGGTTGCCGCTTGGGAAGAGGAATTGAGAGAGCGGGAAAGTTTAAAGCCAAAGAAGAAGCGAGTAATTAGGAGAAAGCAGAATGACGAACGAAGTGACGCAGGAGAGCCTGGAAGCACAGACGACGGAACAACTGGTGGAGAACTACGGGGTGAATCCGAATCAGACGAAGGACGAGATGATTCAGGAGATTCTGAGTCAGCAGGACTCGTCGAACAACCAGTCTGACGGCGACAATGATGACGATAATGATGGTGCAATTCGGGACCATGAAGGAAATGTTGTCGCTGGCCCGGTGACTTCACAAAATCCAGATGACAACAATGACGAGCAACGGAAACTTTCTGCGGAAGTTGCTCAAGGCGATGGTGTGGAAAAGTCGGCTGACTCGGAAGAGTACGAGGTCACCAATGGCTACAACCCGCACCGTGACCCGTTGGTGCCGTCCAGTCGCGTCGCTGGCGAGATTGCGAAGGAACTACGCCACCTTGGCGAGTCCCCAACGCTAGCGGCCCTCCACGACGGTCTGAGCGACGAAGAATAATTTTCCTGGGGAGGGTCGGAAATTTTTCTGGCCCTCCCCATATAAATAGGAGAAACCAATGGCTTACTCATATGACCCGACGCTGCCAACGGCGAAGGATCAGGTCAGGTTTCTTATTAGTGATAAAGATGTAAGCAACAATGGTGTCAATGCGCATCTTGCAGACGAAGAAATAAACTGGCTCCTAACAGAAAATTCTGGCAACGTCTATGACGCTGCTGCATCAGGCGCAGAACAGATTGCGGCTGAATATTCTTCCAAGGAAGACAAAATGGTTGGCCCGCTCCGTCTGATGCACGGAAATATGGCCGATCGTTTTTATGCTCTTGCAAAAGCACTACGGGCGCGAAAGTTTGAGAGGCGAGGTTTTGTGCCACTACTTACTGCCCCGGTTCGTGCTGCTCCTATCTTCCAACTTGGTATGCATGACAACAATGACGAGACATCACTGATCGGTACAACTATTGATCCTGCACTTGCTGGCGATATTGATGGACCGTTGCCGTGATTGGCAACGAATATGACGAGTTACTAAATCACAGGATTGAAGTAACCGATAAGGCATTAAGAAATGATTTTGGCGTGACTGGATTTGATCCAGCAACAACCCGCACATATATGTGTCTCGTGACACACAGTGAAGGGGTCACTAGGACGGCGACTGAGACTTCCGTCGGGGTGACTCTTGTTGCATATGTGAAGCCGATACCCGTTGATGGTACAGAGCCAGTTGCTATTCCCGAAGATTCCCAGGTAAAGATTACCGTTCCTTCAAACTTTCCAAACAGGCCGGTAACAGAAATTCTTACGTACTACGACAGTGATGGCACCGACTACGCCTATGAAGTCAGATTTGGCTCTGGGCGTGTTCCTATTAGGGGGTGAGTTATGGGCATAAAGATGAAGGGCTGGGATAAGGCTCGTACCTCATTCCACACTCTTAAAGATGAGTATTCTTCATATGTAAACGATGCCGTGCGGGAACACACGGATGAAGTTTTTCAAGAGACACAAACACGTGTCCCGAGGGAGACTGGGGCTCTTGCTGGCACTGGTTTGATTGAACCTATTTCCACCGCTGGCGAGAAAATCAGTTACAAGATTTGGTACGGAGAACCAGGGGAAGGCCCATACACCATTGACTATGCTGCTGCGGTGCATGAAATCCTCAAGGCTAAGCACGTTCCGCCGACTGGTGCCAAGTATGTTGAGCAACCGTTAATTGAGTCGGTGCCAAACGCTAAGGCTCGCATTGCACGAAAGATGGGCGAAGCAGTGCGGGGTGCATTTCAGTGATATCTCAAGATGTCGCGGTCGCATTGGACGCACAATTTGACTGGGCACTGTTGCCAAGCAGCGCAGTGTCTCCTGCCGTGGGCAATTTGTTCATTCAAGACTTGCCCGATGACCCAGATGGTGCAATTGCAGTTTTCCAATATGGCGGTAGTGCACCAGAAGAAACTCTGGGTAACCCGGTGCTCATCGAGAAGCCTCGCGCTCAAATAATTGTGCGGGACGTAGATATCACCGTAGCGTTCTCTCGGTCGTATGAAATCTTCTTCTGGCTCACTGCTCTAAAACAGGTATCACTGAATGGTGTTAGTTACATGCGGATCAGGCCGATTGCGTCGCCAGCAGAACTTGGTCCAGACTCAGCGAACCGGCAACGTGTCGTTGTCAATTATGAAGTTTGGCGTGGATAGGAGAACAATGACAGATAAGAAAAAGTCATACCGGGCGCTGACTGGAATTGACTATAAATCAAACGAGACAGGCAAGTATGTACGGGTAGAAACTGGTGACCGGTTTGACGATATGAATGACATGGCTGTTAAGTATGAACTTAATGCCGGTAATATCGAAGAGTGGACCGAAGAACTTACGGTTGATTGGAAGGAGGAAGAGTAATGGGAGCAGTTCATGGCTCAAACGCTGACGTTTTGGGCAACGGGTACTTGCTTAGTGAGTATCTTAATAACGCCTCCTTCCACGGAACAAGAGACTCAGCAGAAACTACAACCTTCAAGAAGCAGTCAAAGACATTTATCCCTGGGTTGAAGGACAGCACGATGACTTGTGCTGGTGTATACGACGGCTCAACCAATGCAGTCGATGAAGTCCTTAG